TGTGAATTAAACCAAACCCATAGAATCCTAAACCTGGTAAAAATTTAAAGTGTACAAAGTAATCTTTTCTAATCTTTAATGGATCTTTCTCATCATAGTTCCTATAGATAGATAATATCTTTTGTGATCCTTCATCTAAAGTTACAATATATGGAATCTTAATATTTTTATCTTTATCATTAGAAGTCTTTTCAAATTCTTCTAAATCTAAATCTACATGCATCTCCAATATATTAAATTGGAAATCTATATTATTACCTGGAGATTGAGTACCTTCTAATTGATTATACTTCTTTTGAATATCGCTCTCATTAGGATTTGTTTCTTGTAATTCTATATCTCTATAAAAACCAGCTTCTTGTTTTTTAAGAATATCATTCTCTGACATTTTAACAATGTGGGTAATTCTTTCACAATCTTTTAAATCTGTTGCATAATAAGGAACTACTAAATCTTCTGCAGGTACAAATTTAGATACTGCACGCCCCATCATTTCATCATAGTAAATCTTTTTAAATGCAGATCCTGCAAGTGGTAAATAAAATAATAACTGATCAAACTCTGGAGTATATTCTTCCATCTTCTCCATTAACATATAGTTCATAAAATCTTCTACACGTTGTGCTTGATTCTCAACTTCTTGATCATCTGCTCCAATGACTTGTGTTCTTACAGGTCCTGAAGATGGTAATAATTCTTTATAAGCTTGTGCTTGAAATTGTGTAACTGCTTCTGCAAGTAATGGATGAGTTACGCCTGATGCTCCTTGGAAAGGTCTTGTTTGATCTTTGTATCTAAATCCTAATAAATCTAAACCACTTACATAACCTTGTTCCCAATCTTGTCTAGATTCTTTATCTCGTTTGTAATCACTTAGTAATGTATAAGAAATTTTATCTAACATTCTATCATCCATGTCTTCTGCAAGATTACGATAGAAATCTTCTTTAGGTTCCTCCATTACAGGAGTTTCCTGTCCTTCAACTTGAATATCTACAGGTTCTGCTGGAACAGACATATCCGTTTGTACAACGGAAGGATCTATTTCTCCTATTGGATTATTGTCTTCAATTGCCATACAAATCTTTTATATTAAATTACACTAATGTAAAGTTAATACATCTTGGTTTTTTTACGTCTATCACTCATTACTTTGCCACAACCTTTAGCAATAAATTTACCTTTAGCTGCACCCATATAATTCAAATGAGGTTGATCCATTAATCCACCATCTTGTTGATATTGCACCAACATAGAATCATCAGGAGACATAATTTCTGGTTCAAACATTGTTTTACCGCTTGCTGTACCATAATAAGTTTCTGGTGTTATAGGTCGATCACCAGGTTGATTATAGAAACCTTCTTTAAATTCATTACGACTTGTGTAAGGATCTTTATCAGATTTCTTTTTTGATTTCTTTTTCTCAACCATTAAAATATACCTTTAAACCTTGTACCTCTAATCGCTGCACCTTGTCCACGGACCATGCCGCCTTTGCTTTTCATTTCTATACCTGAACCTCTATTAGCAATACCATCACTCATCATGCCGCCACCCATTTTCTTTTTGGCTCTTTTTGCAATATCTTTTTCTCTTCTCTCTTTTGGAGTTATTGATTTTTCTTTCATTGGAGGAACTCTTCTAGCAACTTCTTCAGCATAATCTAAATCTATTTCTGAAAATCTATCATCAGATGACATACCTTCAGATCCCATAGCTTCAGGTGCTGCTTGTGCTCCTAGTCCTCCCATTAAACTTGGAGACTGAGCTTCTTCTATCATCATACCTTCTCGTGCTTTAATTTTTTTATTTTTTGACATACCAGCTTCTGATAATGCAATAGCAATTGCTTGTTTAGGGTTGGTAACCTTCTTATCTGATTTACCTGATTTTAATTTACCCGCTTTAAATTCTTTCATAACTTTACTAACTTTTTTTGATTTTTTCATAATTATCTCCTAATAATATTTATATTCTTTTGGTGGACGCTCTTCTTCCACATAATCCATATATGTACTGACAAAGCTTCCTTGTCGGTATCTTAACACGGCTTGAGTAGTACTGTCCACATAATCGTCATATTGGCCATGAGGAAACGCAGCACACTCCTCAATAACATCCATGGCAAATTTCTCACCATCTGGATAGTAAACATTACCCGCTTCAAATACAGGGGCACATGAATTTATCCTAGTAAACTTGTCATTTCCTTTATTAGGACTAAAGTCTACGGCAGGTATACCCGCTCTTCTAAACTCCTGTAGTAAAGGTTGTCCTGAGGCTTTGGCTTCAATAAGAACCGTTTCTGGCTCCCAGTATCTATACTGTTCAAATGCTATGTTCTTTAGTTCTGGAAAATCAAATTTACCTTTAATGGCATCTAATAATATCATTGCAAAAGGTTGATCCTCCTTAGGTTGAAAGATTCCCCAAGTAGTAATAGCAGAATAATCGGCAGTTTCTTTTTTACTAAACGCCGTATCATAACTTTGAATAACATGTTGTAAATTTGGTATGTCATCAAACTTCCAAGGCTTCCACCATTCTCGTTTTATAATGGCACCCTCTTCAGATGTAGGATTCTGCATATATTGAGCAGACCAGTTCCTAATACTTAATGAAGCTTTTACTTTTTCTAATTCTTCTAGGTTCCAATACTCTGGCCAAACAGGGACTCCTGAATCTAAAATTGCTGGAAATGAAATTAATTTCCACTTGTCTGCTTTAGGTTCTGCTTGAGCCTTGATCAGTCTACCAGTAAGGTCATCTTCAGCCCACCTAGTCATAACTAATAAGATGGAACCACCTGGTTGTAATCGTTGTCTGGGTCCTGATAAATACCACTCGTATGATCTTTCCATAGCAGTATTAGATAATGAGTCTTGTTCTGTATGAGGATCATCAATAATTAATAAATCTGCACCACGACCTGTAATGGAACCACCAACACCTGCAGCATAATACTCACCACCGTGATTTGTTTCCCATCTACCTTTAGCTTTAGAATCTTCTCTGAGCCTCACATCACCAAATATTTGTTTGTATTGTGGTGAATCAATTAAGTTACGAACCTTACTACCAAATCTTCCAGATAACTCCGCATTGTGAGATACCTGCATTAATTTCATTTTAGGATACTTACCTATAATCCAAGCAGGAAAGTAAATAGAAGCGAACTCAGATTTAGTATGCCTAGGTGGCATGTTAATAATGAGTCTCCCTTTCTTCTCACTTGCTATCTTAGTAAACTCATTGGCAATGATCTGATGGTGGCCCCATCGGGTCCTGTCAGTTTCTTTACGAAAGATGAAGTCTGGCCACATCTCTCTGACAAAATATAAAAAATTATCCTGGCACAGCTTAATGTGTTGGATCCATGCACGCTCAACTTTCTCTCGTAATTGATCTGTAGTTAATAGGTCAACATTAGAAATGTTAGGTTCCATAATAAAATCAACTGTACTGTATGTGTAAGTCCTGCACAATAGTCCCTCGGAAAGCTACTCTTTTTTTTAAATGTTCCCGTAAAAGTTGTACAATTGTAAGTTGTATTGGGCTTTGGCTATGAGCCTCAACGGCTCGAGTGGCACGGCTCACGGCTCAAGTGTATTAGATTATATAACATAATATCATAAGTGATAAGTAAAGATTATCGGTAGTAATTAAGCAATACAATGTTTTTTGGCGACCCATTCAAATACGTTAGCAATGCCCGTGATGCTGTAATCACTGGCAAATACTTCGGTCACCACGTTGCACGGGTCAACCCTATAGAGTTTAAGCCCACCTTGTGAGACGGGTCTATTGAGGATATAGGCAACACCGCCCGACTTGCTATGTTTATATATCCAGTTGAATTGATACTTAGATACATTACAATTCTTTAGATTATTTGATTTTAATTCTAGCCAAAATGCAACGGGCTTGTTAACTATTTTATTAATCAATTTAGAGTTATAAACAAGATATAAATCTGGTATACCGCTTAAGGTTAACCCGCTTTCAATTCTAGTTAAATGACAGTTTAATTTAAGATTAACAACGGCTTTTTTAATTAGTTTATAGATGTCACTTTCAGTTGTTTTATTCATTAAATACTACTTACAGTTGAATAAGTAAGGGGTCAATATGTCGTTGTTTTTATTGTCTTATTTCTTATAAGATTTTGTATTTTTTTGTTTTATTTTGTATCAAATTAATTTAATTAAAAGATATAAACAATAACAAGGGTTAAAACAAAATGGAAAAAATGACAACATACACTTATAAAGAAAAAAAGATATCTATTGATTGTCTTAAAAACGGCGTTTTTTTAATATGGTCTTTAGATAATTTCGGAAACCGTGACAATCAACCTTTATATAGTGTTAAAGATTATCTAGTTAAAAAATATCCTAATTTAGCGGATGCATTTTGCGACCGTTGGATAAAGAAAAATTGCTAAATTTAATTAACTTAAAGCCCTTATTATTAGGGCTTTAGGATAGTTAAAAGACTATCAAAAAAAACTAACAACTAACAAAGGTAAAAAAAAAATGACTAATGGTTTAAACAAAGTATCCGCTAAAGACTATTTAACAACTATTCGTGACAACTTAGTTGAGCAATTAGAGAATAACTCTAATAAATGGCATCAATCTTTTATAAATAAAAATATGCCTACTAATGCCGTGACTGGTAAACATTATAATAGCACGAATTTTTTTAATCTAAATTTTGTCGCTAATATAAATAATTATAGCCAAAATATCTGGGCATCTTTTTTAGACTGGAAAAAAATAGGCTGTAAAATTAACACTGGCGAAAATCATAAAGCTAAGGTTTTATATTATGGCACGTTTAAAAAAGAGAATGAAAAAACAAAAAAAGAGGATGTCATTCCATTTTTAAAAGCAACGCCAGTTTTTAACATTGCTCAAGTTGATTTGTCGGAATGTACTATTAAATTTAATAATACCGACAATGTAAACAAAGTTGTATCTATTCAAGAAATAGATAATTTTGTTAATGATACGGCGGTTGAAATTAAACATAGTAATGACGG